TCTCTAAACTCTTCTGCTAATTGCTCCTTAGCTTCAAGATCTGTAGCCTCAGAGAACTTAACATCACGACCTGTTGGTCTGTCAACAAATGATCCTTTTCTAGACTTGAACTCATTTAGAATATCTTGTCTCTCTTGAGGACTAGTGAACATCTTCCACACTGCCTCAAATACTTCGTGGTAAGCTGTACCAGCTTCAGCATTTTGATATAGATAGATAGCTCCATCTTTCAACATACCCCAAGCCTGCATACCATTAGTAGCAGTGATTACATTCTTAACACGATATACAGGAACGTTAGGGAAGTTAGCTTTTAACCAACCTTCTAACTGTGTCCAGTTCTCACCTTCAAATTGTTTAGCTTGCTCAGATACAATAGCACGTAACACCTCATCATCAGCCTCATCATTCATTTGGCTATTCATTCTTTCATCCTCAGATGCAGTGTATGTTTCGTCAAACGCATCAGGAATAGTAAACTCTAACTCATCCTCATCTTCAGCAACGTATGCAGCAATGTCAGACTTGTATTTGTTTAATATACTTCCTGCAATGATTCCTTTAGCAGCATTAGCATCAATACCTTTAGCAGCCATCAATGCTTCAACAGCAGCAGTATTGTTTGCACTATCAGATACAAATCCAAAACCAGTAGTAGGATCAGCTTGGTTAGCAGCAGCATCTAATGTAAACTCAATTGTTCCTACAGTAGGAATAGTTACACTGTTTGCTTTCTTACCAGTTAAATCAATAACTGTAGGTTGTGCAGGAGCTTTAGGTTTTAATGCTGCTAGTTCTGCATCATACTTAGCATTGATTTGTTGTGCTTTAGTAGTATTTGTAAAATAGAAATAACTTTGGAAATTAGTAAAATCTTTATCTCCTTTAAACTTTACTCCATATTTAGAAACTGCCTCTACTTCAACTTCTCTATCTGTTTCATTATCTTGTCGTGCTCCTTTGAATTGTGTCCAGAAGATACCCTTATCTCCTTTTCTAGCAGTTCTCAAACCATTAGCTTCTGCCTTTAACTCTTCTTTTCTTCTTCTCTCTATATCAGCTACAGGATCTGCAGCAGGAGCTTGTGTCTTCTTAGGAGCTCCAGGAAGAATAGGTTTAACAGCAACAGGTTTTGGTGCAGGTACAGGAGCAGCAAACTTATCTGCTTCTTGCTTATCAATAAAGTAGATACCTTTTCTATTGACACCTGGTCTCATGTTTACAGAAAGAGGAATCTCAGATCCTTCTCTGTCTTTACTAGATAACAAGAATGATTGATAGTTAGGCCATCTCTTAGTCTGAATCTCTCCAGCATCAGTGATGTTTGTAATCTCAGCATACTCATCATCTGATTTAATCATAGACAAGTTAGCATTGTTAAAGATGCCTGTTAACGCAGCAACAATTTCATCCTTGCTATTCTCTAATGCTTGAGGAGCAAATGGGAATGTCTGTACAGGGTTAGAGATTAATAACATTCCGTTATCAAACCACACACTGTTATTACCTGCAGGTTTAGATTCACCTTGAGGAGTTGTTGGTGTACCCCAATAAACTACTGATCTTAGATACTTGATTAATCGTTGAGATTCTAGAGACTGGATATTTCCATCTCGTTGTGCATTCTCAGCAATCTTATGAATCACTTTGAAAAGAAGATTAGCTTCTTTCTCTGAGATACGTCTGTTATCAAGCTTCACATATTCATTACCCACCTTAAGGAATGCCTTAGCAATAGGGTTCTTGAATGATGATGTTCCACCAGTTAATGTATCGTTAGTTGTAGGGATAGTGATTACAGGTCCATTAGCTAAGTCATCCTCAGTAATTAATCCTGCATCAATAGCACTAGCTCTACCATCTTGTATTTCTTTACCACTAGCATCTGTTAACTTCATTGGAATACCAAATGAAGAATTGACAGGGAAAGTAGAAACCTCAGTAGATGCTAATGTAGACTTTCTCCAAGCATCATATTGTTTTCTTAATAACTCTTTTGTTTCTTCAGGAGTAGACTTTCTGAACATGTCAGTACTACCACCTTGAGTATAAGCTTTACTCCACTTTAATTCTGGACCAGGCTTAACTTGGAATACAGCATTCTCTAATGCGTTAGCTCCTTCAGGAATTACTTCACCATTCTTATCAACTAGTTGAATAGATCCATCTTCGTTCTGTTGAACTAAAACCATAGCAATAGTTTGCTTAGGATCTACATCTTGAGCATACTCACCACCTTGATCTTTTAAGTATTGAGTTAAACCAGGGATAAGTTTATCTTCATTGTTATGTGTAACATATACACCACGGATCTTATCTCTATTAGGAAAGTTATCTAAGTTAAAGCCAAACTGATTAGCTCTATCATTACCAACAATGTTGTCAGAGTTGATAGTACCGTTCATCACGTTAGCATCACTCTTCTTACTATCTGGTTCTCTATCACCACCCTCAAGCAATTCTCCTTGTGTATCTAAAGATGCAACAAGTTCTGCATTAAGTGCTTCGTTTCTCTTTAACTCCTCTTCTTCTTGTCTAGCTTTCTCTATCTTATCAAACGCAGCTTTAGCTTTCTTAGCAAATGCTTTTTCAATAGCATTCATTAATGCTGGATCATCATAAGAGTTAACAACTTCTAGTTTGTTTGCAACATCTTCACCAGCAGTAGCTGCTATCTTTTGTAAGTCAGTAAGTCCTTCTGCTTTCTCTACCTCAGCAGCAATAACATCGTTAAGGATATCATCGATTTCTTTAGAAGAGTTACCTGACTCATTTAATTTATAAGCCTTGAAATCATCTGGCTTCATGTAAGTAACACTACCATCAGGCATCTTTACCTCAAACTCTCCACCTAACGTTGTAGCAAGAACAGTCATCTTAGGAGCAAGATATAACTTGTTACCAATACGCATAGCAGGTTGTGCTAAAGAATACTCTTTACCAATCTCTAACTCTTTGCCAACAGTCTTTGTCTTACCATCCTCTGTAATCTTTTGCTTAACAATAGCAGCAGGTTGTTCAGTTACATTAATAGGTAACTCATCTATATCTTGATATGCTTCAGGATTGTTCTTAATCTTATCATACTCATCGATATATAACTTTCTACGAAGAGACATCTCCATTACATCAGATAAGTTTTCTTTTAGCTTATCTTTTGTTTCACTCACTACATCAAGATCATTGATCTGTGCCAATGCTTCTTTAGTAGCAGCAATATTCACCTTCTTATCTTTGATAAGAGATTGTAACACATCTGTTGTGTTAATACCATTTGCTAATAATGAGTTGTTAAGATCAGGAATACGTTGATCATAGTTATTGATCTTTGCCATAGCATAGACCATCTTATCCATAACTGATGGATCGTAAACTGGTTTACCATTCTCATCACGTACATCTGCATATCTATCTTCAACTACAGAATATAACTCACCTACACCCTTTGCAAGAGCTTCTAGGTTATTAAGTCTTTCATTAAACTGAGGTCTTGTCTCATTAGGATTAACAATACCTGTACTTACAAGCTCATTGAATCCTTCTTGTGTAGCAGCTTGAGTCTTGTAGTATCCTAACTCTTGCATAACAAAGTCTTCTTTACCATACTTGATGCGAGGCATTAAGTAAGATAGAGTGTAGTCATGCTCAGCATCTTTCTCTTCTAATACATCATTTGCTAAGATAGCATTCTGTCTAGCTTTCTGAGAACCAATACCAATACCTACATACTTAACTTGATCACGAAGGACATCTTGAATCTTACTATTGTTTAAAGCAGCAATAGCAATCTCTGTGTTAACAGCTTTCTGTCCACCACCTCCTAAGAATCCTCTTTCTTTAACCTCACCTCTAGCTTGTTGAATACCTCCAGAGATACCACCAATAAGCATACTCTCTAAACCTTCTTTAGTACTTAAAGCTTGATCAACACCTTCTCCAAAGATGTTTCCCATTGCTCCATACATACCAGTAAGTAAGCTAGAAGTATCCTCTCTATTCTTGTAAGCTCTATCAAAGAAGTTATATACACCTGTTTGAATAGCATACTGTGCTCCTTCTTCAAATGCTTCTGAAGGAGAGAATACTAATCCACCAAGATTTCTTGTAGCAACAGCAGCTTTACCAAAAATAGTTTTAGGAGTGAATGCAGTAACTACACCACTCACTTCTTTTTGCTCAAGCTCATTAATTAACGCTTTATCAAATCTTCTAGATGATCCTAAGATTTTAGGAAGCTGAAGATAGTTAGTTGCTGATAACAACAAGAAGTTTGCACCTAATGTATTATTACCAACTTGACTAGCATAGTCATTAATATTATCTAACTCAGCACCTTGTGGGTTTCTACCATACACTCTTCTGAACTCTTCAATAGCATTAGCTCTGAAGTTATTCGTGTTCTGAAGACTCTCAATAGAACCTTCTCCCAAAGCACCCATTGTTGATATAGTGATACGCTCACCATTCTTTAGAATGTTTTGTGCAAATGGATTCTTTAAATACTTTTGTGCTATAGATGTTAATGCTCCATCAAATGCTGTATATTTCTCAGCTTGAGGAACAAGAGACATAGCTTCTTCAATAGCAGTAGCAGTTTCCATACCACGACCAGCTTGAACTAATCGGTTAGTCATACCAATAGCTCCTAAAGCTTTTGCCCATAGAGCACCACCAGCTAACGCACCTAGAGAATATCCTAAGTTCTTCATGACCTTATCAGACCAGAAGTTACCTGTTAATAAGTTATCAGGAGACCACCACTCAGCATCTCTTTCTTGAGTGCTATAATAGTTAGGAAGAATATCTTCAAAGTGTTTATTTATCTCATCTGCTTTATTATTAATCTCATTATCATAAAGAGATGAAAGCTTACCTGTTTCAAATATCTGGTTAACACCATAAAGAAGACCAGCAGTACCAGCTAAGAAAGATGAAGCAGCAGTTCCTGTCATCTTAATAGCACCATTAAGAAACTTCTCACCAATTCCTTGTTGCTGAGCATACATCTCTTCTAGATCCTGACCAGGTCTACTAGATGCATATCTGTCTCCAGTGTATACAGAAGATAGAGGAATAGAGGAAACTCCTGTCTTAATGTTATTTAATCCTTGATTAAAATAATCATTGAATGACAGCTGACTTCCTGGTGTTTTAGTATCAACAGGAGCGGATCCAGGAACACTTCTATCAGGTACTGTGGGAGCTTCAAGATAACCTCTTTGGTTGATTATTTTTTCTGGCATTTTATTGTCTATTGAAATCTGAAACTGTTAAACTCTTCATACGCATGATTACTTTCTGTAAGTCCTCATGACCTGGAGTTTTTCGTACTATGAGATTATTGTTAGGATCTTTATAGTAAAATACTCCGTAGTATTTACCATTCTCATATTTAAGGTTTGCTTCTACATCCACGTTTGGTACTCCTACAAAGTTAGGGAAATCAGATTTCTTAAACTCAGTATCACCATTGTAGTATGCTTCTTTATTATCTGGATTACCTTGTGATGTCTTACCACCCAAGCTACTCATTTTACTTTTAATGATTGATGTTTGCTTAGGTTGATATAAAGAACCAGCATTAATACCAAGTCTTAACATCGCTTCATCAGGAGCAATTACCATTCCACCTTGTCTTCCTCCATCTGGTGTAGCAGCAACAATCTCAACCATAGGTTGATTATTCTTACCTGTAACAATCTGTGCTTCAAGAGATCCTCCTTTTTCAAAGAAGTCTTTATCTGCTAATGCTTTACCAAATCCTTCAAAGTCAGGACTCATATTCTTACCACTAGTTGCGTAGTTACCTGAGAATCTTCTAATATTAGCAATCATATTCTTATCAGTCTCCGAATCTCCTGTCATCATAGGAAGTTTAAGATTAGGATCAATCTGATAATGATCTTTAATTACACCAGCTTGTGTTTCGTAAACTTTACCTAGTACTTTGCTATCTAACTTAGGAACAATACCTTTTAAGAATCCTAAGTCTACATCAGCATATTTAGATTGTCCACCAAATAATTGACGACCATAGTCTAAAGCAGAACCACCAAACGATTTAGCACTACGAATAGCACCAGTAAGAACTTGTCCAGACTTAATTAAATCTGGTCTACCAGAAGCATATTCAAGAGTTTGATCTAATAAGAAATCTAATCCTTTGTTTGCTAATCTTCTACCAGCTTCTTCACCTGCTTTTCTTACACCATCATCAATTAAGAACCCAAGTACAGATTGATTACCTTTTAAATATAATGCAAGATCATATTGATCTGCAGGGTTTAGTGTAAATTTCTTTCCTTGGTATGTTCCACTAACAGGTTTAACACCTGTAAGAGTAGCTTCCTTCATTGCATCTTGTCCAACGATATTAGCTGTTGTAGTTAATACTTTATCTCTTACTGTAGAAATATCACCAAAAGCTTTTGCACTAGTTCTATAACCATTAACTGCATCTACTAAATCAGGATTCTTTTGAAGAATAGAAGCAGGTAACTTTTGTATAGCTTGAATACCTTTATTAGTCCATCTAGATAAGAACTGCTCTGAAGTTTGTCCTGCAGGCTTAGCGTTATCAATAAGAGTTTTGATTGCTTGTGATTTTGGAATACCGTTAGCAATCATTCTATTTAACTTAGCAACCTCTGTAGGAGCATTAGCAAACATTCCGTTCCAGATAAGATTGTATTGTGAATCAGAGAACTTCTCAGCAGCATTACCGTAATCAGTTTCTAATACATTGATTACACCAAAGTCAGAAGGTTGCTCACCTTGTTCAGGAGTTAATCCTATTCCACCAGCAGCAGGCATTAATGTATCAGGAACACCATCGCCATCTGTATCAACCATTTGACCACCTTTGCTACCTCTCATAGATGCAATTGTTAGTTGAGTCTCTCTGCCTAATTTAGCAATGTTCCAAGCATTTTGTCTAGACAATGCAGCAAGGGCAGCATCTTGATCCATCTTTTGATGAGCTAACTTAATATCGTTTGCTTCTTTAGTAAGCTTGAACTCAAAGTCAGCAGCAGGATTATTATGAAACGTTGTACTTGTACGTACTGAACCATACATAGATGTCATGTTCTTTGTGACATCATCTGAGTATAACTTAGCTTTAGCAGCATTAGGATTAGATGAAGCAAGAGTCATATACTCATCGTAATGATTTCTAGTATTATCAATCTTTAATTGTAAATCATCAATATCCTTTTGAACATCTTCACCAGCACCTTTACGTAATGCCAGTTCTAGCATTTGATCATACTGATCATCAAGAAGCTCAGTCTTTTGAGTACCTAACGCACCTGATAATTGCTCACCATTCATACCTCTGTATGTATAGCGACCTTCAATACCTAATTGTTTCTTAACTCTAGGATCAGACATGATCATACCAATGGTACCCATAACCTCTTGAGGAAGTCTTCCTTCAGCTTCAAGACGTTTCATTGCTGGAGAGTAAATAGGTCTTCTTCCAATTACACGACCTTTCTCATCAGTTATATTCTTATACTGAAGATTACCATTAGCATCTGTTTGGAATATTTGATCAAATTTATAATTACCAGGTTTAACAGCATCAAACTGTTCCTTAGTAAACTTCTGCCAATCAAATGCTTTAGAGTACTCACCATTGAATGATGTATCTAACTTACCATCAGATAACCATTCATTAACCTCATCATTGAATACAGTCTCGTTTGCAGGATTATATGTACCTGCTTTCTTATCAGCCTCCATCTCAGTCATGAAGTTTCTGATTCTTTGAGTAGAACCAACTGCACGTTGAATGTTAGGATCCTTAATAATTTGTGTAGCCATTCCTCCAACAGAGTTAACTAACTGTTGATTAGAGAAATCACCAGCAGCTACTGTACGTAGTCTGCCACCAAGATCATTAAGTTTAGATTGAAGGTATTGCTTATGTTCAGGTTTAATAACATCTAATCCAGCTATATTATCGATATAAGCTTGAATCTTTTGTACCCCTTGATCATACTGTTGTTGCTTTTGCATACCAACAGCAACCATTGCTTCAACAGGAAGCTGTTGAATGTAAGGGTTAAAACTGGAAATAGCGTCTGTGAATGAAGCCATGAGTGAGTATAATTAACAAATATAATTTAAAATATTACATATACAAAGACTACTAACAAAAGTTAGTAATCTTGTATAACCAGTTTGATTAGAGATTTTTGATAGCTTTAACAATTGCACCATTTCTTCCTTTCTTTGTTTTAGAATTTGCCTCTTTAATCTTTTGAGCATCTGCTAAAGCTTGTAGTCTTTCTGCTTCTGTAAGAGCAATATCACTTGTAGATCTAGCACCTGTTCCTACTTCTGGTATGTTGAAAGAGTATGGAGCATTCATGTTGTATGCTTGTCCTCCTGGTGCATATCTGTAGTTGTACATGTTCTCATATACACCAAGCGTTCTATTAGAAAGATTGTTCTGTGCAATCTTAGCAGCAATTGATTGTAAAGCTGTCTGTGCTTCTTGCTTAGTTTTAGATCTAGCCATTGATTGTCTTTGGAACTGTTGATCTAGAATTCCTAAGTTAGCACGTTGAGCTTCATTCATCGTTTGGCGATTAGCCTCATACGCACGAGCCTTCTCAGCTTGATTAGCTCTAAACTGAGTTCCTAACACTTGAGCATTAGCAGCATACTTCTGAGCAGCTAATGCAGCCAAAGCTTCTGGGTTATTACCAAGCTGTCTTTGCATAGCGTTAAAGTCAGACTGATTAGCATTCAACTGATCTTGTAAACTAATCTCATAAGGCTGAGTCAATTGAGGATTGTATAGTTGTGCTTGTACTGGTTCTAATTGGTTATTAGATAAAGCATACATCTCTCCCATCAACTGATTAGGATCAAGAGGCTCTTGATTACTAGGTCGTAAGAATGGCATCATTGAACTAGCAAACACCGCAGCATCTTTCCATGTATTAGATTTCTTACCATCTTTTGTAGATGTAGTAGAAGGAGTAGATACGACATCCTCAGTTACTACTGGAGGCACATCTCTCTTCTGAATAAACGTACCATCGTATGGAGTGAATGGAATATCTTTTATATCACCATACATACCCATATCAACAGGAGAATACAATTCAGGCATCATTTCTTGTCTTGCATCAACTGCATCATTCGAAGCAGCAAAGTTTGGAACAGTAACACCAGAAGGCGTCCACTTAGCAGAACTTACACCAGTTGGATTTACAACAGGATTAGCAAAATAAGGAGCAGGTGCAGAAGGAGTAACTACAGAAGGAGAAGCTACAGGAGAAGCTACAGGAGAAGCGACTGCAGGGGTATCCTCATTAAACATTTCCTCAGTACGTCCTACCCATGTGTTGCGATATGCAGGATTAATAGAACCATCAGGTAATCTATTAATGTTTTGATACATCACTCTTCTAGCAGTATCAAACTTCTTCAAGAACGCAGGATCGTTTTCTTTTTTAGAAATCTCAGCAGAATGCTTATTCCATAACTCATCTAATGCAGCAGGATCTTGTGCTAATTCAATTCTAGGACCAGATAGATTAGAAGGATTAATAGTACCAAAAGCATTACCTTTAATCTTACCTGCAGCAAGTAACAAAGGAATACGAGGATCTTTGCCTGTATTAAATGCCCAGTCACCAGCACGTCCTCTTAATCCTAAAGGAATATTAGCTACTTTAGGAAGATAATCTTGTTTGAAGTAATCTATTGCTTCTTGTCTAGTTCTAGGTGCATGTGCATGACCTAATTTTTGCCAATCAGTATATCCAAAATTAGATAATCCATGACCTGTAGCGGATCCTTTCTTAAGTTCATAATCAAGAATCTTATTAATCCATGCATCGTTTGGATCGTTTGGATCTGAAGAACCACCATCCGCATAGGTAGTCATCTTGGTACCATATTTAGCCATCATCTTAGCAGCTTCTTTATCTTTAACAATTTTACCTTTAGCTAACTCAGCAGAAACTAATCCCTGTTCTTTAGCTGTATCAAGGATAGCATTCTGCAATGCAGCAGCTTCTGTTTTCTTTGTAGCAATATCTTTTAACTTCATGTTAGCACCTAATATATTAGCATTAGCTGCTTGTAATGTTAACTTATCAAACTCAGTATTAACATCTAAGTCATTGATAATACTAGTTGACTTATCAACAATCTTGTTTTGTTTAGCTTCTGTCTTAGATAGGTCAGCAGCATAATGCTTGAACTTCTGCTTCTTACCAGGCATGAACATATCACCAAACACAACTAAGTTACCATCTGGTGATCCACCATCCTGTAGCTTAACTGCTGGTTCTCCACCTTCTACCTCTACACCATTCTCACCAAAGGTAATAGGCATACCACCATTGTCATGAGAAGGACCTCTAAACATAATTGTTTCTCCACCATCTGGTAGATATGGATTGTAGGACATAGTCTCTGCTTGTCCACGATAAACTTTTAAGTCACCACCCATAGCCATCTGTACACCATCTTCAGCCTTGCCTGTATACATAGCTCTTTCACTAGGAGGAGTGTATTCTTTTAAGTGACCACCAGCACGTAACATATCAGCATCGTGAGGAGGCTTCAATAAATCCTTAACATCATATTCTCCAAACTTAGCAATCACTTGTGGCTGCCAATCATTACTTACCCAGCCACCATCTTCCATAAATGAATTAAACTGACCACTCTGTAATGTATTCTGCCAAGCAGCACTAGCTAAATTAGATTGCATTAACTGTTTCTGCTGCTTCATTTGCTTAGTTCTGTCTCCACCAAACGCACCGCCAATAGCTCCACCTAAAGCAGAACCAACTATAGATCCCAAAGGACCTCCAACAATAGTACCAGCAATGCCTCCTAATGTAGAACCTAAAGCTCCTTCGTTTGTTTGCTCAAAGTCACCACCACCAATTAAACTACCTAAACCACCACCAAGACCTCCTGCTTCACCAGCTAAGTAATTAGCACTTAATCCTGTACCTCCAAATCCACCACCATCAGCAAACTGCTTAACTTTAGAATTATCATTCAACGGTGTATATCCTTGGTCTGTATAAATAGTGTTAGGAGCAAATGTATTCTGAATCTCAGCACCATTCTTTGCAGCTAGATAGTTTGTACCAGATCCATAAGGATTACCCATCTGTCCTGGTTGTATAACAATATCTTCTGGACGAACATACTTACGAGTCTTCTTATTATCTCTAGTACCTGCAGCTTGCGTAATTAGATTACTAATATTTGCTGCTTGCTTTTGTTCCTTTAACTGTTTATTACCTTTAATAACATTTTGAATGCCACCAACAATAGAAGGAGCACTAGCTAATAATGAATTACCAGCATCTTTAAGATTAGAACTTTTAGTAGCTGTTGTTGCACTAGTTCCTTTAAGTGCAGCATTAGGATTAACATCAGGGAAATCTTGCATTACACCAAGTTGTCTAGCAAGACTCATTTTATTATTATATCCATTTTCTATAATACCAGAAATCTCTCCATACTCAAGAGGAGGAGCTAGATACTCATCATCTAAAGTAGACTCAATGGTTGGTAAAAATTTATTGCCATCCTGAGCTTTCTTTAACTTCTTACCATGCTTCTTCATGAAAGCCTCCTCTGTAGGATACTTCTTGTAGAACTCAGCTTCAGTTTTAACTCCAGCAATTTTTAAGATTTGAGCTTTCATATTATTGGTATTTGTCTAACCAGCCTCCTGGTTGTTTTGTATTGTAATTAGTAAAGTTAGTTAATTGATCCAGTTTTACCAACTGGCTTCCATCCTTAGAGATGGTCTTAGGTTTAAAGTCAAGTCCTTGTTGATAGTATTTCATTTCACCACCATTCTCGTATGCTCCTAGATTTTTATAAAAATTATCTCCATAAAATTCATCTCTTTTCTTTTTTCTATATGGGTTATTTTTATACTGACTTTCTGATTTTTTCATCTCTTCCAGTAACTTAGGTTCTATAACAGAATGAGCTTCATGTTCAACTGTTCCTGGTATATGATATTGACCAAATCTATTTCTCAACATTATTTCTGAAATAGCCAGTGCTGGTAAATCATTCTTCATCCATTGAATTGTCTTATTCAATCTATTATCTTTCATTTGAATATGATGAGCCATTTCACTAACCCAATCTTTTGTACTATCTGCTTGAATAGTTTTAGATGAAGCATCATAATTTGCAGGAGGTCTACTATCACCACCAACAGTTGTTGCCATTTTAGATAGTAATGAATTTTTATCTACAGGATGCACTTTAGGAAAACCATATTTCTTACCAAGATCCATCAGTCCCTCATATCTACCTAATATATTATCTGTTGCATTAGGATAATTGTAAACCATGTCAACAGATTTAGGATCATTATATACAGGATCATCTGATGAAATTCCTTGACGATAACCTTCCTCCTTGGTAAGTCTATCTAACATGGTACGATAGAACTCTTCTGTTTGAGGATCTTTAGATCCCACTACAGTTATCTCTGGTAACATTCCAGAGTAATAAGTTTTGTCTTCCTTATTCTTTTTTATCTCTTTACCATTCTCTGCAGAAGCTTTTGTCTTCTTAGCGTATGGACCATTAGAAGGAATATCTCCTGTACGTGCATACATGAATCCTACAGATCCTGGCATAGATCCTCCCATAGCAAACTGTCCTCCCCATGCAGGAGAATAGTTACGTCCCACGTTACTATATCCATCTCCTACAAAGTCTTTAGATATTGATACAGAAGCATCGTTATAGTTTGGTTGTACAGGACCTCCATCATTATATTTCTCTAACCATCCTCCGTTCTTCTGCTCTGGTTGATTAGCCATTGCAGCAGCACCAACTCCTACAGCTGCAGGAGCAGCCCATAGTCTATTAAATAAGAATGACGAACCATTATCATTATTAAATACATCAAAGAATCTTTTATCAACTACGTTTCCAGGTAAACCTTCTCCACCTCTCATGTTTTGAACATCTTTGGCAGTAATCGTTTGACTAGGTGATAAATCATACTTCTGTCTAAGTTCACCTATTCTTGCATGCACTTCTGTAGGATCAGCTAAATATGCCTTATAGGCATTCTCTTTACCCATTATTTTATCTATCTCCTTAGAAGTTTTTCCACTCTGTCTCAATGACTCCCACTGATTGTAATAATCTAAATACTCAGGTTTAATAGTATTTTGAATATCATGAAACTGTCCACTTTCAACTAAAATTGGTTGCCTTAACCAATCATGAAAATTCTCATGACCAACAGTAGATTTTATTTGTGAATGAGAATACTTAGGGTTTCTAGAAATCCATGTACCAAATCTAGGATATATACTTGCATTTGCTGCATCATCTAAAGGATTAGCAGTATGTCTATAAGACACTCCCATATTATCCGCATGAACCATAGCCTTACTACCATAGCTAGTTTTACCTTGCCATATAATTTGTGCTAAATCTTTTGCTTGTTGAGACAAAGGATATAGTTTAGAATTTGGATCATAGTTAAGGGAATGTTGCTTGTAACTATGTGAAGTCCAAGGAGCAGTTTGTTCCATCTTATCAAAATCCCTCATCATCTTTTCCTGTGTGGCAGGATGACTGATCCAATCTTTAGTCCACTGATTACCAGCATCTATTGATTGCTGTACAGGAACTTCTCTAGGAAGAATCTTATCAGCTAACTCATTAAAGAAATTACCTGTAGATGATATTATTTGTTTATTAGGTGCTGCTACAGTTTTAGCTACTTTAGCAACTTTACTTGCTTTACTACTTGCTTTAGCTGCTTTACCTAATAGTCCTGCTCCTACTAAATTTGTAGGATCTAATACAGCATCAACAGCAAATGCAGCATAAGGATTCTGAATACTGAATGCTTGAGAAGGATACTGATTTTTACCAGTTATCCACTCAGTAACTTTACGTTGAGGATATGACGTAACCTGCCCAAGAGCTTGCATTGCATTATCATCAATATTAGTTGGTGTTTGCTTTGCTGCTTTATTATATGCAGCTACTTTGGGAGAGACAGTCCAACCACCTTCCTGATATTTATCTAACCACCCTGAAGACTTTTGCTTTGCCATATTACTTGTAAGAGATTTGAGCAGGAGCTATAATGAATTGAGAAATAATATGAGCATCAGACTTGTTGTCTAGAATGTGTCTAATTAATAAACCTTTAGCTCTGATTGTATCTTTCTTGAACGAACGTGTAGAATAATCCATGTTCGCTTGGTTGAGAACCTTATCGATTGATAAAGACTCACAGCCAGTTACAAACAAAGGTAATGATTTATTTTTAACTACAGACCAGAAATTATTATATTGATAAAAATTATCTGATTTAGTATAAGTAATCGTCTTAGAGTATTCATTGTACATTGGATATTGCATGTACGCTTTCATGTTATTCATTGGCTTAGGAACCAATTCTAACATGCCAGAACATTGCTGACCATTGTAAATGATAGCCTTATTGAAATACTGATCATCTGTTTGAATCTTAGCATTGTCATTAAATACACCATCAGGGATAGGTAAGTATTTGTACACTGTACTAAAGTCTTTTACATTCTGTAATATCTCATCATGATACTTATATGCAAATGGATACTCGATGATATATGGTTCTATGTTTCCATAGTAGGTATTGTAGATTGTTGTGTTAGCTAAGTGCTTCCACATTGTAGCAGTGTTCTGAGGAGTGAACTGAATAGCAGCTATCTCCTCGATATCAAGTTGCGTAAGAGGCAAGTTCTTTACTGTCTTACATTTGCCAGTAGACTGCAATATAATAACACTAACCTCATCAGCAACAGTGTATGATACACCATCGATCAGGTCTTGTTTAGTGATATTAGTACCAAGCACATTACCATAGTTATCTGATATGGTGAATGGGCCTGTTCTATTACCAGCCTTCTCTAACTTTATGATTACTGTTTTAGACATTATATTATAGTGGTTGTGGTGGTGGTGGTAGAAAGAGAACTTAATCCTACTTGCCAATATATCTTGTTATTTTTCTTAATAACAGAATCATAACTCTTTCCAGGAACAGTTGTGTATTTAATAGTAAGTTCGTTAATAAAGTTTTTAGGTGTCCCATCCCATGCCTGAATACCTAACTGTTCAGCAACCCAATCTATTCTACAAGCAAGCCCTACAGGTGTCCCATTATTTATTACAGCTTGACCAAATACTAATCCTACAATTTTTCTAACACCATTAAAATCAGCAACTAAAGCCGCTCCAGAATCTCCTGGTTCAGCAGCAGAACAACCTACATACTTACCAAGAAAAATTATCACACTACTAAATAGACTACCACTATCTGCTCCTTGTAAATCATACCCATTTACAAGTATCTGATCATTATATAGAGTATAATAATATAAATTACAATCACCCTCTGCAGCTCCAGTAGTTCTTCCAGACATATATAATGGAATTGACTGATTCAAGGAATATATTTCAGGTGATGTAGCAAATGGTAATGGTAAGTTATAATCTACTCCATACTGTTTAAATGATTCTGTATTAGAAACATCTGATTCTTTTAAAGATATTAAAGCACCATCTACCCTGTTAAATATTGAAAAATTAAAATAATTGGGATTAACAGTGGGTACAGCAGGTACATACAATGGAACATATCTAATTACCTGACCTATTTGTAATGCTGGATTTGCTGTACAAGTTTCTCCATTCTGATATACATAGTTATCTTTTTCATTTTGAGCAATCTTAGTTAAATCTTGATTCATTGTCATGAACTGATTTTTAACAACTACGTGCCCAGCAGTAACACCAACTAAAGCTTGAGATGCTCTATCTACAGCAATAAATCCTAACGTACCTTTCTTACATTCTGTCGGAGAAACAATATTGTTTTTAGCACCAATAGATACCCCACCTTTCAAAGGTCTTACTGTGTTTCTATTACCAGGAGGAGTAGTTTGCCAAGCAATACACTGTGTTGGACAATTTAGCGTACTAGCATTACTTAGTACTATAACATCTGTTGGATAATATTTATTATCAACTATTACAAAAGAAGGTAATACATCTTCAGAGCTTATTTGATCTAATGGTAACTTCTCTTTAACTGCAAATGTTACACACTCTTCATCAGTTAATTGTCCATCTTTTATTCTATTTGCAAACATCACACCGATGTCTCTTTTATAATATTGAGCAGATAACTCTTTTAAAGCTGGATTAATATTGTTTGAATGTGTCATAACTAGTCTATAATATCAAATGTTAAAAACAGTGTACCTATTGTAGGAGGAGTAGAAACTAATGGAAAAGTTTGTGTTTCATATAATGATTTCACAATAACTGATGTGGCAGAATCAGGGACTTCTACATTCATTACAAAATAAGGAAGTTCTCCTGGAAGAGATAACACATAATTTTTCATTAAATGATCAGTATATGCTCGTGTTGCATAATTATTTTCATTAACCTGATCATAGTATACACTATACGGATTAAAATTATTCTTAACTCCACTAGTTACATAAAAGCTGAAATACTTTGCCATATATCATTTATTAAAACACTATTGATTATTTACCAAATCGTTGGCTGTTTGCTTATCATTCCCAATTGCCAGTATTCTTTATTATCAATAGTTTTAGGATTATCAAAAATTGGACCCTCAAGAACTTCGTAATCCATGTTAGGTATATCTAAAAAAGCTTTAGGTGAACCATCCCAAGCTTGTATTTGTAGTTTTGCAGCAATGTGGTCTATTCTACAAGCAATACCATAATTTCCTGTATCACTAGTACTTCCTGCATATAATAGACCAAGTATCTTCCATGTACGTGGACCATCCTTCCAGTTAGGATCAGATGGATTATATGTAGGAACTTTACCCATTAAAGCAGATCCTGAGTCCCCACCATTAATTGCTACACAAGTTACATCTGATCGAGTTACTACAATAGTATTGTCATAGGAACTAATAAAAGGATAATTTCCAACAAGCATTAAAAAGCCATAATCATCAGAGAACACTTTAAGTCCGCACTCATCTTTCTTAACACCAGTTCTAGCACCTGAACTCCACAATTGTAAATCTGTAAAATCCATCAATGCATCTAACTCTTGTGTAGATGCAAATGTAGGAGGGGTATTTATTCCGCCAGGAATATCACTTAACCCAATTTGTTTCCATGATTCAGCATTTGTTATAAAAGGTACTCCTTGTTGTGTATCATTTTGATATATTGCAACCATTGCTGCATCAATTTTATTCACAAAAGGAAGTGCAGATTCTTTATCTATATGAGCAGGCATACCAAATGGAGTATATGTATACCAACTCCAAGCGTCTGTTTTAGGTACTCCTAAAGGAGGTCTTTTTGTATACCTAGATAAAAAAGGTAAACCTCCATTATATACACCTCCTGTAACAGGATTAAAGTATGGTGCTATATCTGCAACGTGAGCATTTGTAATAGCAACAATAGCTTGCGTTGGTGTATGTACGGCAAAAAAACCTAATGTACCGTAGCTTCCAGACATCTGAAATACAGTACCACCTTTAATAGGTCTATTAGCAGTACGATTTGTTGCACAAGGTACTCCATTAGTAGCATCATAACAACTATAACAACTAGGAGGTAGAGAGCAAGTCATACGTCTGATATCACTTAACTCAGTTACATCTGTTTTATATATCACCCCATCTATCTCAATCTCTGAAGGAATTAGATTCTCAGGAGAAATCTCAGATAATGGAAGTTTCTTCTTTACACCAAAGCTTAAGCATTTTTCCTCTGTTACAATATTATTTGTAATTTTCTTACTATATCCTGCGCCAACAACGTCAGGATTAATCATAAGTATTTGTCGTAATTCTTTTTTTATATTATTCATAATATCCAATTGCTGAAAGTGTAGTGACTCCTGCTTGATAATATATTCTACCATCTATAACTATTTGCTGAGCATCATTTATTCCTGGAGTTACAATACTAGGAACAGTATATCCAAAATAACTAGTAACAATAGATCCTAAAGGTTTAACACTTCCATCCCAAGCTTCAATTCCTAATTGTTCTGCAAGTTTATCAATTCTAGAAGCATATCCAACTGTTTCATTTCCTCCAATAACTAAACCAATAATTTTCCAAATTCCTCCTATTTTTGCAATTAATGCAGCTCCAGAATCTCCAGCAAGAACAGTAGGTAATCCTGGTGTTATTCTTGAAAATGATATTAAGTTATCAAAATAAACTTCGCCTGGTATTGTATCAGATGTCAAACTAGTAGTTACCCCCACAGCATCTATTTTTAATCCACACTCAAAACCATGTTTTGTTCCAGTGCCTACACCAGTACTAGATACCTGCGAAGGAGGACTTGATACTAATGCATTAAGTTCTGCTGTTGTAGCAAAAGGCATAGGACTGGTTATTTCAGGAATCCCTTTTACTTGATAAGATCTCCAAGAGGGATCATAAAATGGATCAAGTTCAAGAGCAGGTGCACTTCCAACAAAATCTGGAATAACACATGTATAAGTTTGAGATGTTACAAAATATGATAAACAAGCATCTACCTGATTGAATCTATTAGGATCATTTTCAGGTTTAACTTTTAATGGTACATAAGATAATACTGCTCCTATATAACTACCTTGTATATTAATTGAAGTAATTTGACCATTAATAAAATAAGACTCTGCAACAACAGGATAGTTAAAATTAATATATCCATTAGCAGATATATCTACATAAAATTTATTACCTACTGCCTGTTTATTAACAGTAGAAGGTTCTGATGGATCATAAAGTAAATGAGCTGCTGTTACACCTACCAATATATTTTTATCTGGATGATAAGCAACAAATCCAAATGTTCCAATATATATTCCTTGCTCTCCCGAATCAAAACTTGATGAATTATAAAAAAATCTGTTAATGTAAGACATTCCTGATACTACATATTTTTCTTGAGTAGTACCTGTAGGAGTAGCTGGACAAGCTGCAAATGAAACTTCTCCAATCTCTACAACATCAGTAACATACGTTACACCATCTATATCTACAGATGTAGGTAACATGTTCTCAGGATTAGCTTCTTTGATTGTTACACCAAATGTAATTCCTACAGTATCAGTTTGAGTTCCTCCAATAATCTTTTTACCTAAACCAATTGATTTAACTCCTGGCAAGGTTGATAATTCTCTAAGCTTTTCTTGTATTCTATCTGTTAGCATATCTTAGTTATTATGTACTTAAACTTCCAGGAATTACATTAAAGTTAACATATAGCGTGTCTTGATCATAATGAGCTGACGTATATATTGTATTAAGATTCGTGTTAAAGTTTTGGAATCCAACAATATTAAATGATCCTGGACCAGGTGTAGTCGTTGTAGTAGTTGTAGGAAAACCTGTAGTTGTGGTGGTAGTAGTTGATGAAGATGTAGTTGTTGTAGTAGTTATAGGATAAAGTTCAACAGCCTCTCCAGCTAATGAACAATTTATTCCAGTGGTAGTAGTTGTTGTAGTAGAAGGAGTTGGAATCTCCGAAATAGCCACAGCAAGTAAATCACAACCTTCGTTAAGTCCTGAATAGAAGAAGTTATTCTCTGCTATGTAGAAGTTAGGAATGTAGCTATGGAATGAAATCCAGCTCTTTGTATTCATACTGAATGACAAAGTCCAAGACTTATTGCAGAAGTATCTAATATCAGTTAACTGAACAATCTCTTTAAGAACAGTAGATCCATAGGTATTATTTACATAGTACTCACGTGCAACCTCATCATAGAATATCTTACCTATTTGATCTTTCTGAGGGATATAATCAAGTTTAGATATAATCACACGATCATACTTACTATCAAATACACCATGTAGTCCACAACCAGTAAAGTGGTTATCTGTATCAGCTTTAGGGAAGTAACGTAATATCTCAAATGCTAAGTGGTCTGTAAAGAACTTATTAAGTCCTGAACCAAATGCAGATAAGTCTGCAGCTTGATTGCCAGCAATTAAGAATACTTGCCCACGCTTAGCATCAATAGTTATCTGTCCTTGAGGAATCTTTAACAACATCTTGTTTTGAGATCCTACATAGCCAAGATCTGTCTCAGCAAAGTCAATTGGAGGAGCAGACTTAAATAATGTACTATTACCCAAATACGCAGCTTGAGGATTGCTTGTATTGATTGTAAGCATTGTGTTATATAACAATGACTTATTCTCAAAACGAGCAAGTACAGCTTTGTTCTGAATACCATCTAGTGCTGTTAAACCACCATAGTTCTGAGGAAAATCAAAGAACGATGTAGCAGAATAACTTAACCAGCTATTAACTCTACTGTTTGCTTGTGGATCTTGCTGATCTGAATAGATAGCTCTGAATGGATAATATGTATTACATATCTCTGGTGTCCAATCTACAGGCAAGTGAGAGAAGAAGTTCTCTGTATTCTGTTTAGAGTAAGACACGTTATAGTAGTACGTATTATCTTGAGCAATAGGTACAAACGTTTGTTGTAACCATGCATCAGGAATACCAGAACTTACGTGCGGATAGAAGTCTCCTTCTCTATTATTAAATGCTTGACGTAAGTCTACATTGATAGAACTCTCACAATAGAACGATGGAATACCATATGCAAACTGGTACATCTTACCAGTGTATACAGCATTACTAGAACTAGTAACTACAGAACCTGGACGCAATGTGGTAGTGCTTGTTGTAGTAGGTCCGTTAGTAAAATCAATATTAGTATTACTACAATCTAGATTTGTTGCTTTAACAGATATAATATTCTGCAAGGTTACACCGTTTGGTGTAGTATAATTACTTTGAATAGATCTAGATGAATGCCAGTATTGAGGATAAGCAATATTACCAATCTCATCATAGAATATATCTGAATCATCTGGAGCATCCACTCTATTGTCAATAAAGAATGGAAGCTTAGTCTTAAATGCAAACTTACAAATGAATGTATCACCACCGAAGAACGTATCTATACCTAATGCATTTCCTCCAAGAATATTCTTTTGGAATCCTGTATCAATAGTTTGATAAGAATATATTTGTCCCCACTGATTGATGAAACTATTCTTAATAGATGCATAGTAAGAAACTACTGTAGTAGATTCTTGATTCTCAGGATTACCACAACCATTTGTCTTTTGAGAGGCAGTAAACCTTGTAATGTCTGTAATAAAAGGTTGTGCTGTTACTGGTGATTGTAATGAAGGAGTATCTTTTACAAATGGTAACGGAGTTACAGATACATTATCTCTTGTGCTTATTGTCTTTAAGTATACAGAAGACTCTCTTTGAAAGTTATTAACATTAAAACTATCACCTACAGATTGTACACCAGGAACAAGATATTGAGCTAAGTGAAGCTGTCTTTGTTTAATACCTAAATTATTTCCTACAGGAGCAGAATAGTCATAACTAGCAATAGAATTAAACGAGTAAGAAAGATTCTTTCTACTAATTGAGTTTAAGAATATTGTTAGATATGCTTGATAGGCAGTAAACATTGCAGCAGCATTAAATAATCCTGCAATGTTAGAAATATTAAAACTAGACTGCAACGCAGTGTACTGAATGTCTCCTGTAAGGAATTTATACTGAGCATTATTTTTAACCTTCACAAAATGAGCTTTACCAGCCCCATAAATAGCATTCTCAACTTTAAGAACATCACCTAAATAAGGTTGTCCAAAAGATGTTTCAGGAGAGTTAAATACATATCTATATTTAGAATCATCTGTACCAAAACCATTTAACTCATCTGGATAACATAAAGGATTTCTTCCTGGAACTATTGTTATACTGTAGTCTTCATCACCACTTTCATATTGAGGAGTATAACCTGCAAAAGCTAATACATATTGAGGATTACCATTTGTAACAGTTATTCTTAATTGATTAAGAAAATTATAAGGATCTTGATAAATAAATGTAGTGCTAGATGCAGATGTAAATAATATTGTGTCACTTGCAGAAGGTACTGCTGATGTACCATCTGGTAAATTCCAAGTAATTGCTGTATCACCATTAGGAACAGGTCTTGTCAAGGAACAAATGTTATTCTGTCCTACAGATACTGGAACAGTTGTTATCTCTCCTGTATTAACATCTGTAATTGTTACAAATCCTGCAACTGTTACAATTAATTTATATAATACAGAAGTAGCATTATAAGCATTATTTTCTTCAAGAAGAAATGGATCTTTATTAAGATCATTGTAAGGGTAGTTAGGATAGTAATACTCTGTACCCTCACGCTTATACTTACCTACGTTACGTAGAATACCTTTAGCTACAATAGACTTATTTGTAGATCTATTACCACGAACAATCTTGTATGCAACAATATCATCTTTTTGCTCTGCTGTTAAATCAGATAGTTCAATTAAACGATATACTTCATCTGAGTTAATATTTACACCAATAGGAAATACAGCATCACCTGACCGCATAGTCACTTCATACTTATTAGCTACAATAGTAGGTATACCACTCTCAAAGATAGGGCTTACAAGAATATCTGGAAACTTATGGTGTCTGATGTATTGATCAGCTAAATCTCCCCACACTTCAGGATTGCAAGGATACTTATCAGCTGATTCCCAATAAGCAAACTGTCCATATTGATAAGGACCTTTGTAGCCAACCTTATCTGTAGCAGCTGTGTATTCTGGAGATGTACCACTAACTGATCCAGTGTTGTATATCTTCCAATATGGAGCAGATGCACCATCACCAATAAAGTCAGGATTAGTATTAGGAATAGGAGGCTGAACAGACTCAGCATACGTTAGTTTTCTACCAGGAATATGGAAACCATCTGTCTGCTTACCATTCTTTAATAAGAATACAATCTCAAAAGCATACACTTCATCACGAAGGTATCCTCTTAAGTTAGTAGCATTCAACTCATCAGCATAGTTTTCTGTAGCAGGAATTCTATATGTCTGCCATTGTAACTGAATCTGATTAGCAATTTTCTGATAGTTTACTCGATCAATAGATGTTAATCCATCCCATACAAGAATGTCTTGCACAGTAGTTAAATCATCAGCAATATCGTAATAAGGAAACTTCTCAAAGATATCAGCAATAGTTAACTTGATAGCTTCAGAATTCTGTCCTGTATAAGTAATTTGATCACTTGTATTACCAATAAAGTATGTACCAATTAACTCAACAGATGTAATGTTATTAACTGTTTTGATTACAGCTAAATTGAAATATTCAAAGTATCCTGTAGTATCTATATCATTAATATTTACAACAATAGATCTTCCAACAGGATAGTTGAAATCTAGCGTTGTATTATTAACATTTGCAATAGGTGTAGGATTAGTAACTGAGTAGTACGAAGAATAAGGTACACCAGTAGCATTAGCGTACTGAATAGCAAACTGATATGTACCAGCAGTAAGATTACCTCCTGTAATAACATCAGTAACTTCTAATGAAGGAATAGAGAAATTAGGTTGAATCTTTAACTGATTACAATCTAATTGATCTGATGTAACAGTATCACAAACACTATTTCCTACGGCAACTGTGTAAGGAATATTATCAATATCTAAATATCTACGAGGATTGTAACCATCAGTCCAATAAATCTCAGTAGTACAGTTTGTAATCTTATGTACTACCTTGTGTATAGGATACTTATCATTAAAGTTTAAACAAGCAGCATTAACTAATGTACGATATACACAGTCATTATTATCCATGTATCCAATCTCACTTTCACCTCCAAGAGGATTAGTTAGAAAGAATATATGTTTACTCTTCTCTTGAATAAAATGTTCTCCAATTAAAACATAATCTTCAGGAAAGCTAAGGCATAGTTCATTACCTGGCTCATTCTGATAGTTTACAGAGTCTGAGTCAAAGTTCTCAACAGAAGCATTTAATGCATAGGTCAGCTTACCTTTAGGAACCTGAGCTAAAGTCTGGTCCATATTAAGACCAGTTTGTGCAGCATTAAAGTTTTGCCTTACGTTCCCTTGATTAGTTGTTTCTTCTCCAGCCATATCTATTTGTTCTGTTTGGCAATTCGTACATGTTGAACCTGTTTAGGTCATTCTTAATTCTGCGTTGCTTTTCCCAAGGAGTTTGCTTCTTTATTTCAATGTCTGCCATAATGAATGCTTCCTCAGAAAGTTGCTTATAATAGCCAAGTTTCTTCTGTAGCTGTTCGAACGTCTCATCTGTTAATTGATTAGATAGGGTTTCAAATATCTTATACTTAATGAATGCTTCTACATACTCACGAATACGATAGTTATCAGGAATCATTTGATTACCAATGCCATCATACTCAGTAACGTAGAATATTAAATGCACTATACCATTTCTGAAGTTAGTTACAAACTTGTTGTCTCTAATATCAAATGAATCATAACTTGCAGAACCTGGAGTAAACTCATGAATAGGAGGTACTGTAGGAGCAAAGTTCCAAGCTTCAGTATAATTAACATCACAGTTACCTTGTGCTGAGATATTACCTGGCTTAAGTAAATACTCTTTCTTATATGATCTAGTAGTTTGGTGATTAGTCTTGTATACAGCTTGAATTATCTCAGGCATACAGTCAACACAATCTGTTGAACATGCAGGACAGCCTGTTGTACATAAAGGATTAGTACAAGGTGTTGTTCCACTTGTAATAGGAGCAATCTGAATAGTTGTAGAAGAAGCAGCTTGTGTATATAATGAGTTGGCTGTTTGGTATGGATACTGAGGAATCTCTGTAGCCATCCATGCTTCTCTCACAGCAATAAAATTATCTGGAAGTCTAGCTTGAAAGTCTTCAATGTGAAGAATAGCTTCACGAATAACATAAGTAGCTCTACCTAGCTTACGAAGACACTTATCTAAATAAGTAGGGAACAATAAGTCATCTACAGCTCCTGTATCAAAGTAGCTCTTTAATTCCTCTTTAACTGTAGAGTAAACAGGCTCAGGAGAGACAAAGTTATATTTATAGTAGTACGACATAAGTTATTTTTTCCACTCACGATAGATATGTTGATATTTCTCGTCAGTCTTTATATAGTGAGATAATAGTCTTGATGTTGTTCTGGTAGGTTTAAAGTACCACAAGTTTGTATGTTTCAATCTAGCTGTCTCTCGAAACCACATCCAACCAAAAAAGTATCCCTCTGTGTGGTAATTGAAATTGTAGATTCTCTTTCCCTTCTCTTTACTCTTCTGCCAATCAATAGGCAAGTTAATTACATCTACACCATCTACCTTCTTAAACTTCTTTCTCTTCTTCTTGTTAATAGAGAATTCACCAAAGCCAAGTGGTAACTTAGCTTTTTCTCCAGTTTCAAGAATGTAGTTTTTGAATGCCTCGTTGAACGAGTAGATGATGTTCCTCCACTCATCAAATGTGAGCTTTATGGAAGTGTGCTTCTTACAGAAGCTTTTGTAGTTGTCTTTACTGGATGATCTCCAGTCTATTTTAACTCTTGGCATTATTGCTTGCTTACTTGATCATCTTTATTATCAGATGTTTTATCATCATTGATCTTAAAGTATGTCGAGACTAGTTTTTGTGAGGTTAACTCTAACACTTGTTTCTCTAAGTATCCTGGACATCCGTATTCTTTATCCAATGGATTCATGCAATACTCATCAAGGTTTACACCATTTGTGCAGCAGCACTCAGAGAACATGATCTCATTTGGAACATCTTCCTCAAAGAATGCAGCAATTCTTACAGCTTGTAACAACGGATTACTAACATATAGATATCCATTAACAATCCAATAGTAAGGCTGGTTCTTTACCAAAGGAAGAGACAATAGATTCATATATCTATTGATAGTTACTTCCTTGAATCGAGTTCCTTGACCTCCCATAGCATTGATAGACCAAACACCTTGGATAAGATATTGATAGTTACCTTCTGCAATACGAGGAAGCTTGAACTTAGTTCTAGATACAGTACATGGATCAACATAGTCACAACACTCAGAGATAGGTACTTGCACCATCTCTAAACAAGGGATAGTTGTGAAGATAGTATCTGTAGCCCAAAGTCTACGAAGATTAGTCTCACGTTTAAGTAATAGCTGCGTGTTGTTTTTAATCTCAGACGCAACAACCCTATCAGTGATAAGATTGTCCGTTGATAGCAATTTGTGCATAGAACGCACGTCTGAAACTAATTTTCTTAATGTTGCCATTGTTATATTCTTTCTTCAAATTCAGCAATCTTGCCAGTGTCCTTGTTATAGACTAGAGCAAGTGCTGCTCTAACACTATGAACATAGTTGTTATCTAGATGCCATCTATCTGTACCAGACAAGCTAGGCATTTGTTGTATTCTTACACCTTTGACTTCCTTAGCCATGTAGTGGTGTTTATCTCCTGTGTGAACCTCTCTGTACTTAGCAAATCCAAACATTTGGCTATACTCAGGATGAGTTGCAAACAATAATGGAAGATCTTCAATCTTACAGTTACCGTGGTGATAACCGATAAATGTCTCACCTACCATTACACCTTTCACTGTACTATGTTCTCTTTGAAAAGATACTCTAGGTTCATTCTTAAAGAATACATCTAGTGCATGTGCTAGGTAATAAGACTTAGTTCTATCATGATTACCTTGTACCAATACTACTTGTACATGCTCACAAACTTTACTTATTGTTTTGATAACATCTACAAGTAAACTAAAGCCTTGCTCATATTCATCAGCATAATCCATAATAGTGTCCTGTGGAGTACCATTTGTTGTCTGATGCTGATAGTTATCAGTGTGGAAGAAATCGTTTGATATAGGGAACACAATCGTGTCTATATCATACAATGCTGTGACATTACCAATAAGAGTAGTAGCAGTTTTGTAATATCTTGCCATTCTCTCAAATATTGAGTTATCACCATCCACATGCCTTTTAGCTAAATGGTAATCAGATATCGATAATTCAACATCTACCATCTTCTTCTCAATATGAGCAGATGCATGTCTTAGTTCAGGAATGTAGTTAGGAGTGTAATTTTCTAGGAACTTTGCAAAGTCCTCAGGAGTGTAGTCTTTAGCTTCTTTTCTCTTAGAGAATACTGAAGAAGTAAATTTACCATTAGGTAATAACTTAGACCAGTAGTTTGTAATAACGTATTTATCAAGGTTAATCTTGTGCAGAGCAGCAATCTCTATATCATCCTTGGGTTCAAAATCGAGAATCAATGTGCTCTCAATAGTTCCTTTCTCATTGTTAATCTTTCTTACAGATTCACACAGTAAAGGTGCTTTCAATGGATCGTTTGGTTCTTCTCCTCTTAGCTCTTTTAACAATTCATCTACTTCAATTTCACTAATACCAAGCCTTGAGGCATAGTATGTTTTACTTTTCTTCTGCTTCAATAATGCCTGAAGCATCGAAAGTTGATCCTGGTTTCCAGTCATCCTAGTTGTAGTTTAGTTAAATTGTCCTAAATATAAAAATTAATTTCCGTATTTACCAAACTATTGTAACAGAATTAATTATATAGGTTAATTAAGTTAATTAGAAATGAAAACTCCCAGAGCACATTGCACCCTGGGAGAAACTCTGTAAACCAACAAACAGAGTTTTTTGTCTCTTTAAATTATGCTATGCTGGACATTCATTTACATATTGATAATTAGTATACTCAAGTTGGAACGGAGTGAAAGTATTATAACCACAACCATATCCACACTCACTATAGTTAGTTTGCTGATACGGAGCTACTACACTATTAGTAAATTCAGGTATTGTTACTACATACGTTCCTCCAGAACCAGTTGAACAAGAACCAGATGTTGATACACCAAATGTTATTATTACACCACCAAGAGGAGCATTCTTAGGAGTTACACCATCTAGTTCAAATAAGGAAGCAGTTAATCTATAATAAACATCAGTTCCTGAAGAAGTTACTGAAGTAAAAGGATCAGTACATGTAACTTCTTGACTGTAATCAAACTCATTAGTCCACTTAATACATCCTACAAAAGGACAACCAGTTCCTCCAATATTTGAAAGCACAAAATTAGATCCACCTGGGTTAGTGTTTGAAATTCCAATAACTCGCCAAGGGAATCCATTAGCTCCAACTCTATCATTAATCTCGTATGTATTTATAGGATATGACGTAGAAGTATCAGTTGCATCTGCAACACAACTACTTATGGTATACCACTCTAATGTAGGAGCAGCTGTAGTTGTAGTAGTGGTAGTTGTAGGACAACCAGTTAAACCTGTAGGCGAAAGTTCAAAATTAGATCCACCTGGATTAGAGTTTGTAATACTTGTAACTCGCCAAATACCTCCATCAGCCCCAACTCTATCATTAACATTATAAGTATCTACAGGATACGATGTAGAAGTATCAGTTCCACCACCATTACAATTAATTATATTATACCACTCTCTTATAGTGGTAGTGGTAGTTGTTGTTGTAACACAGCTATTTCCACAAGGTGTAATAGCTCGTGTAAGAGTTAAGCCATTAGCTGCATATGCATTTATTTGACTTTGTGAATATTGTTGTAAACAGAATGTAGTACCTTCACCTGATGGACCTACATTTGTAGAATAACTTCCACCATTACACAAAGTACCACTTAATGCAACTGTATTACCACTAGTGTTTATATACTCATATACATAACAATCAAGACAATATACGCAACTCTCGTTTGTATTAACTAAACTAATATACTCCGCGTTTGTAGTTGGTGTAGTACCAGTTTTAACACAAATCTGAGGAGATGTTAATGGTTGTACATTTATAGTTGTAACATTATTATCACAATCTGTATAATCAACATAGTTTGAGAAATCAGGTGAGTAATTAGTAAGTGTCCAGAATGTACACGGATAAGGTGATACTGTAGTTGTGGTAGTTGTTGTTGTAGATTCAGAAGGACAAGTGCTTAAACCAGTAGGATTAATAAAACGTTGAGGGAAATTCGCACTATCGGTAGAAATACTAGTAATACGATAAGTATAGAATGGAGGTTGATTATAAACCGTATCATCTGCTACAATATCATTAACATTGAAGTCTACAACATTAAAACGTTTACTATAAGCTGTTATTGCTGGATTATCACATCTAACCATCGTAGCCCAACGTGAGTTTACTAACTCATTACAAGCAATACAATTAGCATATAATGGATATGTTCTTCTATCAACATAAGATGGAGGAGTACCTACATAAGGAGTAGTTAATGTAGCACAACTGTCTAATGTATCACCACCATAAATAACTTGTCCAGAAACAGCAGAAGAAGGGACTCTTAGTATAGGAGCATTAAATAGTGATGTACAAAATTGAGCATTCCAATAAGCACCAGGATCTTGTGTAGTAGTTGTTGTGGTGGTAGTTGTTGAAATACCACATCCTGTAACTTCAAATGATTTAGCTCTTTTGTCTGTTAGGTTATTTTTATCTTGTATAGCTACCCAAAAAATACCATTTGGTAAACCAGCTGGTAACCCCCAACTAACACTACTAGGAGTTAATGTAACTGCAGTATCAAAAGGTTCATTAAGTGCCTCTGCCTCTGTGTAATATGCATAAACAGATGGATAATACTGACCACTGCCTCCTGAGAACTGACTCATAAGAGCATAAGCCTGATTATTACCAGCACAGCCTTGTACTACAGTAAAGTTAAGAAGATTTGATGTAGTAGTTGTTGTTGTAGTGGTTGGTGCAGCAGTAGTTGTTGTTGTGGTTGTACTAGTTGATGTACTAGTTGTGCTAGTTGTGGTTGTAGTGCTAGTAGATGTACTAGTTGTTGTAGTAGTGGTTGTACTTGTACTAGTTGTAGTAGTAGTAGTACTAGTTGGAATAGGTACAGGCCAAGTTGTAGTAGTAGTAGTAGTTACAGGTAATAATAATATATTAATATCAACTGCTGTATTACATGTACCAAAAGAAACAACACGAACGACAGTAGTACCATTTGGGACAACATTGCTTATATACCCTGCAACAAGAGCTGCTTTAGGTACACTTGTTTCAAATGGAATTTCATAACTGTCTACATCTGAATATAGATCAAAGTTAGGTCCAGTATTGGCACCAGCTGTCGTTAGTATTATTTGTACAATCATTGGTTTGTATTAGCAGTTATTTACTAGTGTGCAGAATTTAACCTTTAATGCAGGAGTAGCAGCAATAGCATCAATTATCTCACTTGCTAATGTTGCTGCATCTAAAGAATTATCTAGTTTCTGAAGAATAGTATTTAATGGATCTTTGTTATTACCTCCTGAGTTTGGAAGATTAGGACCATAATAAACTACATTAGCTGTATCAATTATACATGGACCACATCCACAATCTCCTGTAGGATGATAATATGCATCATAGCACGGAGTGCCTGGAAGACAATTTAAACTCATGAGTTATTAATTAAGAAGGTCTGTACTGAATGTAATAACAAGCTAACACTGGTTGAATATTAGAGTGAGAAGCACCATCACCTGTATTAGCATTAGTTACAGTTACAGTGGTAGCTACTGTAATACCTGTTGTACTTGTAGTAGTTTGAACATTATAAGGTTGTCTGTTTACAATACCCACAGATCCTGCACTATCCCAACCCTCAGGAGTATTACCAGCAAAGTGATGGTGACCAGGATCCGTTACAGTAGATGTAGCACTTGCTGTAGCAGCATGTGTGTGAGAAGGAATCTGTGCTGCTGTTAATGTAACTACGTTAGAACCTGCTACAGTTAAAATGTTATAGTTAGGATTACCAGGAGTATCTGGGTTAGTGGCAGCAGGTAATGTTCCTCCACCAGCACCGATAATAGCACCTACACCAACTCTACCTCTTTTATCAGGAGTACCGTTGTTACCATTACATAAATAGATATCTGTAAAGCCTTGACTACTTAAACCTTTACCAGTGCTATCAAAGTTTGTTGATACATTACCATAGTATTCGATAACACTAAAAGGAACCATTCTGTCTTTAAACTGTGTAGCTCCTGGAGTTAATGATCCAAGATATGCAGCAATAAGAGAATTTAACTGTGAAAGCTTAACATAGTTTGTAGATACATCTAAAGCTAGTGCTGTTAAATCTGTTGCTGTTGAGCAAGCTTTATTAATAACTGCTTGTACAATAGCATGAGTATCAGAAGAAGCTGTAACACCAGTTAAACAACCAATTGTATAATCAGCATTTAGTGTAGTAAGTGTAGCGTTAATGCCTGTGATTTGTGCTTGCAAATTACAAGCAGCTTTTACCAATGCTGTAAATAACTCATCAGCATTTGGAACTCTTCCTACAGGTAAGTATGCTGTAACAAGAGCACAATAGTCAGAAGGAGCAATTGTAATATCAATACCTGTTCCATCTAAGAATGATACAACTGTATCAATTAGTGCTTGTTCTACAGCCAATAAAGTATCACCAGTTTCGATTCCTAGTGGTACACTATTTGCTCCTGTATATCTAACACATTTATCAGGTGTAATATCAACACACCCCGTATAGCAATTTGTACAAGACATTTCTTTTTTTATTTATGAATTAAAACTTTTACTCTGCTGGCTATCATATCTACAGTGAATGGTTTACAGTAGTCAGGGTTACAAACCTTGTACGTTAATATCTGCTTGTAATGTAATAGATCAGCAATTACTTCTCCTGGTATATATGTGTTCAAAGCAAACACAATATTACTATATTGAATATTAGCTAAGTCAGTTAGCTTACAATCAATATCAGCCAGCAACACAGGGATACTAGCACAATAAATACAATTAACAAGTCTTGGTGTTAACATTTTATTACTTATTTACAGCAGCTTGCTGTTGTTCTTGTTGTACAGCATAGTTACAAGCTGAGCAATACCCATTGGTTAATTGACATCCGCATCCAACTTGTACTTGACATCTTTTACAATTAGCCATTATGCAAAGTTATTTATATAGTTATTACCAGTACATCCACAGTTATTTCTGATGAAGTTGTCTAACATATTGTTAGCTTGTGTATATAACTTATTAGCTGTATCTATAGCACAGTTATTAGCAGCAGCAATAGATCCTTGAATCATATACCAAATACTATTTAACTGCACCTTAGCTTGAGTCTTAATAGCCATATCACACTGCATCATATCTAACTTCATAAAAGCATTATCAAACTTCTCTTGAATTTGATCTACACGCATGATGTTTTTCTCTACATAGTTTTCATATGCAGGAGCAACAGAATATTTTAAGAAATACACTCCATCAGGAAGCGGTATTAAATCAGCTCCTACAGGAGTTAATTCTAATGTCGTAGAGTTGAAAACATTAAAGTCTTCAACCGTAAAAGGTAAAGCAACTGGTAAGAAACCAGGCATTGTGATTTCAATAGTAGGAGAACTTACTGCTGGAGGATTAGTAGGATATGTCGATATATCAGCAATACCTAACGTAAACGTATTATAGGTATTCATTACTAATATATCCAATTTCAAGTCTGCCATGTTTTATAAAAAATAATGCCAGAGGATTTGAGAATAATCCTCTCACCCTCTGGCATAGGTTATGATTTATTTACCTTCTGATTAAGAAACAGTTGAAGGAGTTCCTAACGCAGCAGCTAAAACAGTTTCAATACCTGCAGATACCGATTGAGGAGCTGCAATAATCACTGTTGAATCTTCTTGGATATAATCACCCCACTGATAAGCAGCCTTATCTAATGTGTTGAATCTAATGTAGAACACATCATAAGTTGTACCGTTAGATACCCATGATTCAAAGTTCTCATTGTACCCAACCATACGGTATAAGTGCTTTAAGTAACCAGCTTGGTAGCTGTAGAAGTTCTTCTCTAATTGAGCGATCTCATCTGATTGACCGTAAGGATAGTTAGACTCTTGAGTCACAACAGCCTCAGCGATGATGTTACAATTATCTGCAACGATAAAGTCAGCAGTTGTAGCAGGACCAGCATAAGGGAATGTACGGAACCATAAACGATCATACTCGTAAGGGAACGCAGCAACGTCACATGGTTGACCATATTTAGTTAATGGCTTACCAGTGATAACTAACACAGAGTTTTGACCAGAGCCAGAACGAGAGAAAGTGAAGAACGTGTTGAAAGAGATGTTATCAGGGTTGTTACCTGGAGCCTCTTGTTCAAACTTAGCAATTAAGTCATCAACTAAAGCTTGGTGATCAACTTGAGCACATGGATCTCCACCACACTCTAAACAAGCACCTTTAACAGTTACTGAACGAGTGAAACCATTGAAATACAATGTATCAATGTAAGACGAGTGAGCACGTAATGTAATAGTTACATCAGTACCAGGAGTAACATTCCAATCACCAACTTGAGTGATTTGGTTTGTTGCAGTTGCACTACCAACTACTTTATACCACTCAGATACGTTAGTTCCAGTAGAAGAGATCTTGTCAGAACGCTTAGAACCTTGTAAGTAAGTGTTTGTGCGACCTTGAGCAACATAGAAGTAAGGATTGCTTCCTGCGATGTTACCAGCGTTAGCCACTGTGTAATCAGCCTTGAAGAAACCTACTTGACCTGCTGTCAAGTTTTGTGTAGATCCAGAGCTAGGTAATGAGTTACCTACAGGAACTACAAACAGGGTGGTTAATGAAAAATCAGCCATTTTTGTATATTAATTAAATTGTTTACTTATTCATTTGTCTTGATTCTGTATATCGAGCTTTCAACCGCTGATTGATTCTCTGTATACATTGCAAGGTTTTGTACGGTCAAGTCTAAAAGCTCATCTTCTAGATAAGTTTCAAGCTCACAGTCTTGATCGAACGATGGTTCTCCATCTAACATAATGTATCCAGTCTTATTAATATACTGTGGATATCTCATGTATGAGACGTAGATTTTACTTGGTGTGAAGGTTCCATCAGTGAAGATCGAAATCTCGTCTGAGGATATGAAATTGAAGGTCTCCTGATACTCGAATGATGGTCTGTAGTGAGTGTTGTTTAAACAATACTGCAAATCACCATGTTTAGCAAGATCACGATTAATCCAAATCTTTCTGTCCTTACATAATCCTTTACTAGCAATTACGTAACTATCTACGTAAAACATGTACTTAGGCTCAAGTTGATGAACATACGCACTCCACTGATTTAACTCAGGGTTCTTCAAAGCTAGTGGTAACTCACCATCATTGTAATTTACCACTAGGCTTTGCAGGTCTTCATATCTTTTCTTAAAGGCATCTAAGCCAAGACCTGATATTGTATTCTGACCATCTACTTTTTGCTTTATTAACTTAATCTGAGCCTCATTGAGAGCTAAGATTTTGTCTTCTAACTGAATCTGTTGATGCTCGTTTGCTGATAGCTTATTTAGTCTTTGGTCAATCTTATATAATAAACTATCTACGGGGATCATACAGCGGCTAGTTTTTTCGTTTTAAGTTTCTGCTCTAAGATCAGTAAATCATCTTGGTGATCTTCATCAATCAAGAACTTAACTAATTCTTCCTCATCTAATGCAACTTCAAAGTCACCTTGGTAAACTCTACCATTAGGTTTAACTCTATAGATAGAATGAGTAATTGCTTGTTTTACTAAATCTTTTACGTGAAGAAGGTTTTCTTGCATATCTGCAAATCTACCGAACACTTCAATTGTTGAAAGACCTTGGTATTTACCATCCTTGAACTCAGTCTGTTTTAAGATGTTGTCCACTTGGTTATATACCATATCGTCTTTGGTATCTTCTGTTACAGGTAAGCCTAGTAATCGAGCAACTTTACGTTTCTTCTCAGGAGTCATTGAATCAAACTTGCTAATAGCACGGTTGATTAATTGTTTCTTTTTGAATACGATTGCGTTCTCAATTTCATCATCTACAACATAGAACTGTGTATCTGCTGGATATTCACCACGTTCCCAAGCTTGGTAGCTAGAAGCGATTGTAGGGTGAACACGTAACCAAGCGAAAGCAAGCTCTTGCATTGGATTAGTGAAATCAAAGTAGTTATCACCATCTAGCAATTTAACTGCTTGTACGTGTAACATATCATCAGCACCTTGAGATAAACCATAGTTCCAGAACTTAGAACGAGGACCTAAATCCACATCACCTAACGCTGCTTCTAGTTTTTCTTTCAATCTAGTAACACGTTCGATTTCAAGTTCTTTTTCAGTCTTATCACCAATACGTTGAATATACGCAGCATTTGGATTTAATCCTGTGCGATATTGACCATCAAGTTCTTTGTAAGGATACTTAAATACTCCTGTTCCAGGAATACGTGTCATGCCTTTTGCAGCAAGACCACCTTGCATAGTTTGCATTTGAGAGTTGTTATACTCTTTCTTAATAGTAGAGATTTTTCCTATCTTACCCATATGTAGTTTAAATTTAATTTGGTTTGCAGAGTGCTATCCATCGAAGGAATAGCGACCAGGGACACCCCAATCCAAGCACTCTGTATTCAAGAAATAGCTCCCCCTGAGGAGGGAGGGTGGGGGAGCTTCTTTCTTGTAGCCTGCTGATTAGCAAGCATTTAGGCATGGAGCCTAGTATTAGAATTGAGGGATTTCTTCAATCAAGACTGTGCGAGACAAGTCTTCAATGAACACATCACAACGATCCTTCATCCAGATTTCGTATCCTGGGAATTTGTTCGCAGAACTCATACCTTGAGACTTAGCAAAGCCTAAGTGGTGACGAGTACCATCGATATAACCCCAAGTCATTGAAGGAGCACCCTTCATACGTACTTCACGGATGTTATTTACCATTGAACCATCAGACATTGGAGATACGTCAAACACCATAAATACTGGAGTAGACTTCTTGTTCTGTCCGAATTCTAAGTTAGTTTGAGGAAGGTCTAATTCTTTTAAGTGAATTAACTCAACACGACCAGTCTCACGAGTTACCATTGCATCGAATGCAAAGTTGTAAGTGATGTGTTGTCCTTCTCCTTGCATGTAGCGATTACCTGAATCAGCCATGAACGTTAAACCTGAGTTTAATGCATCGTTCTTCAAAGCTTGTTGGAACACGTCAAAACCAGCTTCGTTAGTGTACATTTTAACACGACGATCCTTAACATCCACACGACGATAGAATAAATCACCAAATACTGAACGAATCAAGTTAGCAGTGAATTCTCCACGGTTGTATTGTACTAAGTTACCATTGTTACGCATACGGTGGTAAACACCAGCAGATGTACGCTTTAATTCTTGCTTAGAACCGTTAGTCTTCACAGTACCAGGCTTAGCCCAGATCATACGCTTAACTTTCAATTCTAACATAGACTTACGCATCCAGAACTCAACAAACGGTTCCCACTTAACATCATTACGAGTTAAAGGTAATTGGTTACGACGTTGTGGAGCATATACTAAGATGTCTAACGCTTTACCTGAAGCATCAACCATCATCTTATCATCAGCCCATTCAGTGATCTTGTGCTCATAACCATATGCAGAACCTAATGATTCAAACATTGTGATTTGCTCACCTAAACGAGGAAGACCTAATAAGTCTTGATCGAATTCACCGATAGCAGCATCAACTAATTCTAATTCAACACCAACTTGTAAGAAGATAGAAGAAACGAAATCTACAGTTGGGTTATCAGTTACTAAAGTAACAGTGTACAAATAACCCATGTTCCATGGTTGTGGATCTTTGATCACATAGAAACGAGGACCATACTGACGAGTACCTACAGAAACGATAGCGTTCTTAGAGAATTCGTTAGTATCCAAAATGATTTGGAATTCCTGACCATCGATACCTGGCTTCTCTAATTGAAGAGTAGTAGCAGGAACATCGATAATTTTAGGGAATTTGTAAGGAACTTGTACTTGCCACTTCCAAGCATCACTATTGTTGTCAATGTAGTACGGAGTTGACTTGTTGATCATGTCCAAGAAGTCATTGCTGTACAATGAGCTCTGAGTGTACAGAGAGATAATCTTCTTATCATAGTCTGCTGGCTCAGTTGAGTGAAAGCTTTCCAAGTGGTTTGAGTCAGTTAACTTACCAACTGCACGTTTGTCCATTGACGCAACGCGAGCATAAGTAAAACCAGTTAAACCTGGGATTGTTTGAATTGCCATTTTTGTTTATGTTTAATTTACTAATTTATTATTGTTTTATGCAAACCAAGATGTAGGGCTAGTACCAGATCCTTTAGATTTTACTGAGCTCTTGGATGCTTGTCTAGCAACTTCACCAAATAACTCATTTGACTTCTTAGAGATTCCTGACTTTTGAATGGTTGATAATGTAGGATCTTTTTCAAGAATCTTCAATAGAAGACCAACCTTCACCTTCAACGCATGGTTTTCAGGACGCTTTAAGTCAAGAATGGTACGATCAAAATCTGTCAATGTTTCTCCAGATGGTGTCTTCCACTTCTCAGCCAAAAGAAAATCTTGTAGTTCTGTAGCTAGTTTAGGATTAAGAGGGATGCCATCAAACTCTTTCGCTTTAACCTTTTCTTGTAACACAGTGGCAACATTATGTTGATACTGTTGCTTGATTGCAGCTTGTTGTTGTAACTGGGTAGCTCTCTCTTGCTCCAATTTTTGAAGCTTTGTAGCTTCTTTCTTTATTAACACTTTATGATGTTTAGCAGCAACGCTTTCTAAGTCACCATAGTTCTTCAGTCTTTCAACCTCAGAGGTTATATCTTCAGGATCAAAACCTTGATCTGCTAAAGCTTGTTTAAGGACTGCTATTTGATTTGTCTCATCAGATAAATCCATATCAGAGAAATTCTCAATAGCATTATATGTGCTGAAATAATCTTTAGGATTAACCCCATTAACAAAGATTGCTTGGAATGCATTTTGGTAGTCTTCACCAAACTGTCCAATGAAGTTGTTTACAACATCAATAGCACCTTTTTTCTTCTCTGCCTCGAAACGTTCTAAGAACTCTTCTGGTGTTGAGATGTTAATCTCTTCTTCTTCATCATCCTTAGTGAATACACCAAGTTTAAACAAGTCGTTAGATAGAGCAGCAAACTGAGTTGAAGCAGGAGCATCTTCCTCATTATCTTCTTCAGTTGCATCAGCTTTTGGAGCTGCGGCAGCTGGAGTTTCTTCTTCCTCTTCCTCTGTGTCATCATCATATAAGAAGTCAGTGATAGATTTTTTCTCATCTACCTTTTTATCTTCTTGATCGTCAGTGTCTTCATCAGAAGCAGCAGGTTTTGCTTTCTTCTTAGGAGCTGCAGCAGCAGGTTCAGGATCTGGAGTATTGATATCCTGGATATCATCAGGGTTAGCTGTAGATGTGTCAGGGCCCAATAAGTCATTTAATAACTCTTGACTACCCATTCCTTCCACTGTACTCTGAATACTAAAGTTCCCAAAATCTGGGGTTTCTAAATTATCAGCCATATGTAGTTAAACTTTTTTAATTGGTTTTCGATATAAAAATATGTTGTATTAAATTAATAACAAATAGATTAGAGTCTATAATGCTGATTATTGTTGATAATATAGCATTAATAGATTTTACTCTAACCTATTTGATTAGAATTACTTACTCTTTGATGCTCTGTTCTTAGCATTCAACTTAGCAATCTCTAGGTCATTGTCCTGATTTCTAAGTTCAGCATCTATCTTTCTGTTCTCTAAAGCCATCTTATCTGAATGAGCTTTATTATCTTTTTGAATCTCTGATAGCTTAAGTGCATAGTCAGATGCTGCTCTAGACTCTTCAGACTGTAACTTAGAGATCTCTAATACATCAGGAACACCTGACGCATCTGCATCTGTCAAAGGACCAGCTTTAGATTCAGCCGCAATAAGAGCAATTTCTTTCTTATTGATACGATCAAGTTCAGCATTGTAGTTATCATTAGCCATCTTCTCTTGTTGAGCTTGGGCAGTTTGTTGCATCTGAGCTTGAGCAATTTGTTGTTGTTGTTCAAGTTGCTGCTGTTGCATCTGCATTTGTTGATCTTGCATTTGCTCTTGACGATCTTTCAATGTCTTGAACACTTTCTTCATCTCTCTCATAGAGTTAGTTGAATATAGCTCAATAACATCGTGTAATGATCCACCATTCTGTAGAACAGCTTGAGATAAGCTACGAATCTCACCAAACATTTGCTTATCCTCTGGACGATTAGTCAAGAACACTTTAAGATCACGGAACTTAAGATCAGATCCATTCACCTGTACAAATGCTGACTCACCCTCATTAGTAATGTATGATAGAGTAGATTGTGGTTTAGCACTCTCTATATATAAGGATGCATCAATGATTGCTTGGTATAACTGACCTAATACATACTCGTGTGCCACAAATAATGGCTCAGTTTGTGAGTATGATTGTGTGATGGCAGCATTAGTACCTGTAGCAGATTCAGAAGCTGCAACAGAACCTAAACGTTGCTTAGACATACCAATTAGTTCCCAACATTCTTGCTTCAACTGCATAGCTAAGTTGTAACGAGATTGGATCTCCTGTGTACGCGTAAGGTCAATATCACGGAACTGGTTAAATGATGATGGAGACTTTAAGTTCTCTGGGCTATCATCAATAAACATTACACCACGGTTACGTGCTTCCATTTCCCAAATGTCAAGAGCATCTTGTGCATCTCCATCTTTAGGAATAGGTATATGTCTGATTGATGTTAAGTACACCTTACCAACCTCTTTCTCTAACAACTTGTATAATTGATTCATACAAACGTTATAAAGAACTTGGAACGGCTTCATTAAGTCTACTAAAGACTTAGCCTCTGTATTCTTCACCTCATGCACCAAACCAATGATAGGGCAGTAGTTTAATAACTTGTAAGGTTTAATGTGGTAGATATCTGGTCCCACTTTGATTCCTTGATACCACTGGTTAATCCATCCCCACTCTAATGATTGTTGCGTAGGAATAGTACCTGACTTATATGTCTCATCTACTAGCATAGATTGCTCATTGCCCATATCATCTAAGTAGATAAGCTTACCAATCTTCTTCTTAGAGATCCAATAACAACGAACAACTACATACTTGTATCCAAATGAAGACACATTTGATGTAAGTCCTAAGAAGTCCTTTAATCCATCATTGTTCTCCTTCATCTCTGATTCAATGATCATACGTGTCTGTAACACAAGAGGATCATATGTATCATACTGCACTGAGTCTTGACCTGGTGTAGCATCTGGATTACCTAGATTAGATTCACGAACGTTAATCAAACCATAGTCTTGTAGAGATGAACGTAAGTGGTCAATCTCTTCTTTAGTTAAGTCAGGAATAGATTCGATAATTTCAGACAATTCCATAACTTGCACAGTACCAGCAGCATACGCACCTTGAGCACGTCCTGTAGGATCTGATACATACTTACGATCTGGTGTTGTTAAGAACCAAGTGTTCTTAGGGTTAGCCACCTCAATGTTAAATCCAAGCTTAGAGTTATCCTCATAGATGTGATAATACTCACGAGCAGAGATTAACATATCACGGAATGCATCTTCTGATTTCTCTTTAAGAACAAAGTCAGCTTTGTTAGCTGTCAATACATGGTTAGCCCATTTCTCTGCTACAGATGTATATGAATCAAGCTCATCTTGAACTTGCTCCATTGTCAGTTGCTGTAACTCTTCATCTTGTAGTTCTTCTCCTGCTAGTGCAGCTTTCTCTAAAATCTTCTGCTTAGCAGTGGAGATAACATACTCCTGAAGAATACCTGTCTTATATTCTAACTCTTCAGCTTTACTATCATCATCAAATGCCTTAACACGGAATGCATCAGGTCTCTTTGAAATCTCACCAACAAGCTCATTAAGCGGTGTAGTGATAATTGAATACATCTTTACATAAGATGGTAAAGCCAAATCAGCTGTAAGCATATCTGTAAAGCTTCTTACCTCTGGCTCTTGGTAGAAATCCTCAGGACGTAAGATACCCTTCACTAAGTCATAGTTCTTAACAAACGTATCACGGTTCTTTACATACTCAGCATAAGCCTTGTTTGCAAAGTAGTCCATAGTATTCTTGATCCAACTCTCATCTTGCTTTTCCTTCTCAGTCTTAAACTGATCAGGGAAGATGTTTAGATACGCATATCTAATCGTTGCATCTTTTGTATATCTAATAATTGCCATTATGTAAACAGTTTACGTTTATACTTTCCTCCACCAGAATTAAATACACTGGAAGATTCTGTAAATAATTTATTGTTTTTGTTTCTTTTCTGCATTGACATCACCCTTGCATCACCTGTACCACCAATTTTTCCCATAATAGGATCCATCTTCATGGCCATAGCTACAGCTAGTTCTGCTGCAATGATACGGTCAAAGTTACCCTCCTCATTATACTGTATCATTTCTTCTAACAATACAGGATCAAATATCTTAACCATCCCTTTAGTCTCAGAGATTATGTTACCATCATCATCTCTTTCTGTAACAAGAGTTTCCTCTGTATACTTCTTCAAACAACCATGCAAGAAGTCTCTAATCTTCTCAGATGATCTATGTATACCATAGTCACGTCTTACAGTGGTATTAGGTACAATCTCTTTCAACCAATCTGGTTGTCTCTCTAGATAGTGTGCATCATTCTTAGAGATCATGTAATCAATGAATGAGATCTCATCATTCTCGCACAATGTTCTAGCATTGTAATATTTGATAAGAAGTCGTGCTTGCTCCTCCCACGTTTCTTTCTTATCAGGACGTGCACAGTACGAAGCTACGAACATATCTTGATATTTCTCGCCTGTTAACTCATGCATCCTTTTATATATGTATACAGAACCTAATGAACTTGAGTAGGATGATTTACCTTGGCGGTATGGATCGACTCCTGCTACATACAGTCCATAAGGAGGTGTATCGATAGGAAACTCATATATCACTACAGGAGCATCCTTCATATCAGAGTTCTTAAGAGGGAAGTTGGAGATGGGCAGCTTGTCTGTGAATTCATGCTTAACACCTTCTCCATCATCATATAGCACGACTGGTATGCCTGTACGCTCTTGTTGTAAGAGTCTAGCCTTTTGTCGTTTTGCTCCCTCTATATCGAATATATTGGTATCTTCATTCAAGAAAATATCATCCAC